GTACGTAAATTTTCTTTTAATGCTTGATTTAATTCTACTAATTTACCAGCTCCATTAAATCCTAATGTATATAAATTTAATGCTAATGGATTTGATATAGTATCTTGTGGATATAATTGATCCATAGTATCTTGTTGTGTATCTTGAATAATATACGCCTTTGCAATAGTACCAAATCTACTAGGCATTGCATAACACCGAGCAATATAATCTTCACGTGTTATAGCTCTATTTTGAGCAGCAAATGAAGAAATTGCATTTTGTCGAATTGATTCAATATTTTCTCGTCTATTACCACCTTGTGCTGCTTCGGAATTATTAACAGCCAATGTTGCTTTTGTATCTTCTAAATCTATAGTAGGATCATCATTTAAGTATGTCACTTCTCCTACTGTAACTAATGTGTTAACTGGAACATTTTCTGACACATCTCCACCTACAGTATAAGTAACTGTCAATGTTTCGTTATTAGGAGCTAATCCATATGTACTTGTTGCTAAGAAGTTAGTTGGGTCAATAGCAGATGTTGTTGTTCTACGTAAATATTCTAGGCCGGCTCCTACATTTCTAGGATTAGGAATAATTTCTTCATCGGCATCTGATGATATTCCTGCACCAAATTGTAATTCAGTACGAAGATCTCCTCTAACACGTGCTACATATCTTCTAGGCGTTCTTCTTAATTTTAATATATAAGGTACAGTTGATCTAAATTCAGATAATTCTGGATCATTAAATGGTATATTAGCAATATCTTCAAATACTGTATCTTGTGCTAAATAATCAACTTGACTCCAACTATAACCTGTATCACTTACTACAGATAATACTTCTAAAACGTTAGTTTCAGGTAATAATATTTTATCATACTGTTTAGGGTCTTGGAAATCAAATGTATTTGTTATAACTTCTCCCGATAATGCTGAAACACGTTTCTTTAATGTAAATCTTGTAGGCTCTCCTGCTGCATTTATTTCGTATACTGAAATGTCTGGATTATCGTTAAAATCAACATTTTCTTGAGTACGAAATGTATTATTTCCATCTTCATCTGTTACAGTCATACCACTCTGTAATGAAAGAGCATATCGAAAATCTGGTGCAATATTACTACCATTTCCTATTGCCGGTACTAGTTGAAATACATCTAATTTAACTTGTGCTGGAGTTCCTACTTTAGGTTTATACCCAAACAAATGTGATAACGCAATAATATTTGCATCTTCAGATGCTGCAGATAATAATGATTCTTTGAAATTATGATCTGAATAATATGATAATACATCGCCTACATATGATGCCATTTCAATAAACATCATTCCTGGTGAAGATTCGTTAAAATCTTGATATGTACCAGGAAAATATTGTTTAGCAAATGTTATTAGATTTTGTCTAAATTGTGAAAAATCTTTACCTAAATATCTAACATCTTTTTTAATTAAATCTGCCATACTTTATACTCCTTAATATGCACCTGATGCAAATTCGTCACCAAATGTACCAACCGACACTAATGCTTGAGTTACTTCTTCTGTATCTTCGGTCTGAACAACAATATTATCTTCATCTAATAATACTATAATTACACGATTTGCTCCTGTTTCTGTAATAGAAAAATTAATACGAAAAGCAAATGAATAATTATCTACATCTCGTATAACATCAATTCCAGATAAATTAATATATGGCAACCATAGATCAATTGCCTCAGATACAGTATCTTCAATAAAGCTTTCAAGATTTTGAGTATTTGGTTGAAATACTGCTTCACGTATTCTTGTACCAAATAGTGGTTGCATAAATCTTTCTCCACGCGTAGTTGCTAATAAATTTTTCAAATTACTCACTGCTTGTTCTTCAGTTGAATAAGATAAAGCAAATACACTAGCACCTGAAGTGCCTGTATTATTATAATTTTGGCCTACATTTGTAGTTTGTCCTAATATATTATTTAATGATGCATTGTTAGAATGGGCTGACTTATTCATTGGTAATAAAATACCAATTCCTTGTTGTCTACCCGGATCAATTGGTGCTATTTGATATATTGTTCTTGCCATTATTTATTTGTTCCCATTTTTCCATTTTTCTTATCGATAGCTTTTATCAATGCAGAATAATCTCGCGTCATTGCATTTACGGTTGTCGCAACAGCTTCGTTATTCATATTTACTGACTCTCCATTAATGCCTCTAGTAGCTAATGGTATTGTTGGTTTAGTATCTTGTCTTTGTACACCGAATGATTCGGCCATCTCAGATTTGAAATTCATTGTCGACCAATCTGTTAATTCTTGAGATACTGGAGCAGCTGCAGTTTCATTTAATAAATCATTTAACATTTTATTTTTAGTATACTTCTTTTTTGCTACTGGTCTATTAGGCATAGGATCATCAGTCATCTCAGATAAATTAATGTTTGAATTAGTAACTTGATTGAATTTAGATTCGTTAAGTACTTGTTTAACAGCTTTACTTACCTCTTCTCTAATTATTTTACGTAATAACTTTACAAATGTTTTGCTTTCCATAGAAAATTCCCTTTTTAATAAATATCGATCAACATGAAATTAGGCCACGCCAACCCATGGAAATGGCACAGGAGCTCCAGCCGAAGCTGCATTAGGTCCATTAAATAATCCACTTACCGATAATAAATGAGTAGTAAATGCTCCCACTAACCCAGATGCTACACCTGCAGCCGTCTTAGCTTGCATTGCCGAATATATTAATGGTATGGGCGGAACACCTGGTACTAACACATTATTTACACCTGATACCCAAGTAGGAGGAGGAACAGGAGTAAACATTTTACCAGTCCAATAAGTAACAACTGCTGCTCCTGCAGGCGCCCATATACCAGGATTGTTAGGTAGTTTACCTAATGCCTTTCCTAGCTTAAATGAAGCTTCAAATCCTTTAGTAATTACAGTGGCACTACCTCCTTGAGGCATTGCACCAGGGACTAATATAGGCATTGCAGTTTTTACTGCTTGATGATATAGTTGTCCAATTTTTTTAGCAGTCTCGGCTTCCGACTTTGCTTTATTACTAACTAAATATGCAGTTAATTGAGACTGAAATGCTGGCCAAATTGCTGCCATTTTATCCTTTCATTTTTTTGATTGTATCTTTCAGTTTAGTAATCTTCGATCGTATTGATTTTGTTTTACTAGCACCTGTTGTAGCTTTTGTTTTAGATTTGATGAATGATCCAGCATTAGTCGGAGGACCGGAAGGACCAACACCTGTTGGATGAATTTGAGTTGCATTATTTTGTGCTACAGATCCTACTTCTTTGTAACATTTTTCTAACTCTTTGTTTTGTTTAATTACTTCTTCCATAAAATCTAGCATAGTATCAAAAAATTCGTTCATATCAGTATGCCATCCTTTAGTAACTACTTTAACATCTTTTTTTGCTATTAGCAGTATTTCATCTTTTTTTGCATTTAGAATAACACGATCTGAAGAAGCAATAATTTGTGGTTTCAAATATATTGATAATTTTTCAACACCTTTACCATATTGTTTATTTGTTTTAGCTAAATCCATACTAATTTTATGAGAATCAGATGACATTATAAAAATTGAATCTGTAGTATCAGGATCTTCTATTCCGTAGGTAGGAGTTGAAAATGATTTTTTTAATTTACCTATACCTATTTTAGCAGTAGCTGCAGCTCCAGATAATTTTTTATGTCCATTTGAAATAATTGTAATAGGAGCTCCTTGTTTACCTTTGTAGAAAGGTTGTTTGGCATATTGAAATGTGTTGCCTAACATTGAAGATCCTAATCTAATAGCTTGTCGATTACGACCTTCAATTATTATATCTCCTTCATATGGTTGAAGTTTAAGTACATCTTTCTTTTCTTTGAAATTAGCTCCAGGCTTAAATCTAAGCTTGCTAGCAACAGCGCCTCCTACTGATTGAGCTAATCCTAAAGCACCTCCACCAGCTTTTTCAACATCCATAGAACCAGGCATCGGATTAAGATGATTGTTTCCATGAATAGAAATAGGTCCAAGATAAAAATAAGAAGTACCCATTGACCCTGGATTAGTCATACTCGAAGGTCCTTTTATTACAGCAATATGTTCGCCTATTAATGGTACTTGTTGAAAATTAAATAAAGGATATGCAAAACGTTCGATTCTAGGTGAGCCTCCTGTTGGCTTACCCATTCGTATTTTAACTGCGCCTAATTTTAATGGAATACCTAACTTACTTCTCGAAGGCTTAAATGCCTTGTCTATCCCTATTACTTCCGCTGTCAATATCGACATCTTTTACCTCCGGTGTTTGTTCTTGTATTTTTTCTATTTCCGATTCTGCTTCTTGAATTAATCTAGATCTTTCTTCATCAGTTAATCCAAATTCATTTCCATCATCATCTTTAGAATTTGCAGTTACTAGTCTCTGTACTACTGCTGCTAATTTAACTAATGCATCATCATTTTTAACAGAAACTTCTAAGTAATCTTTTATCATAGGAACTATTACAGTAGCGTCGCCTGTATTTTTTATTAACGGCTGTAATTCTTTTATTAAGCCGTCGATTTGTCGTCCTTTCTTTTTTGAATTATGATAAATATCACGCATCAAGTCAGAAAAATTAGTTCCCTTAAATAGTTCGAATTCGTTGCTCATAATGTCCTTTTATATAAATATAAGGACTCAAAGATTATGTTCGGCCTATTATATGACCGCTTTTGTTATAAATAGTCCACATCTTAGCATAATCTCTTTTCATTACATTAATTACCTTGGTAATGTTTTGAGTCTTTAGGCCGGTCCTCTCTCTTATAAGAATATAAAGAGCTTTCTTATTAAAATTTTCAATATTATCTCGCATTCTAAATAATTCAATTATTGTATCTGCAACAATAATATCTCGTTTATTTGAAAATACTTTGTTTAAGTTTTCATCATACCAATCACACCATTGATTTGTAAAATCTCGTAATGCTTCTTGGTGATCAGATAATGCCAACTCTCCACTTAAGTTTCTTGAATCATCAACTACATTTAATTCTGCACGTTGTTTTCTTTTTGCATAATTTGAATTATTCTGTATGATAAGATAATTTTTTGCTACAATCGAAAAATAAGAAAATGCTTTTCCTTTTCCTGCTTTGAACTTTCCAATCTTTTCAGTTAAGAATGCAACTACTTCTGCCTTAACATCTTCATATGGTACATCAAAATAAGAAAATCGAAAAGTATGATAAATATTTTCTACTAATTTATTAAAAGGATAGTTAATGAATTCTTTGAATACTTTGTTTCTTTTAGCCCAACTAGGTTCTTGATTATATGCATGAATGGCTTGATCGGTTATATACGTAAAATATTGTTTTTTACTTGGCTTTCTGCCACGTCTTTTTCTTGGACCATTTTCTTCGATCTCTTTGAGTTCGGCTTCATGCCATATATAAAATTTATCTACTGGACTTAACTCTTCGTTCATTAAAAACCTCTATTTAGGTCATCGTAAATATCTTTGAGTTCCTTAAATGCAAATCCCGTTTCATCATCTGCTTCAAATGAACCTAATCTATCAATCTGTTTAAGTTTAGAATTTGATTCGCCTATTTGAGTTTTTAACTTTTGGAAAAAAGTATAATACTCAGTATTTGAATTTTCTAACTCATCAATGTAATCAGATTGAGACTCTTGTTTACGTAACTGATTAATATTTACGGCTACTGATGCCGTTAAAAGTACTGATAATATTATTATTGTTGTTATCATTATTTATCTCCGAATAAATCTTTGAACATTTCTTGTGCATTAACATTAGGATTTGATAATCCTTTTTTAGGATATTGTTTTTTAATTGGTGCAGATTGAGCAGGCTTACCTTTGTACCACATTTCGAATTCAATTCTAGCTGCCATTGCATCTGCTTGATGCATTACATATCCTAAGTTAGTTTTTAATTTTGAATCAGCTGTTCTAGACATAAAATAAGGCTTATTACTCTCATCATATAACCCATCTGTCAATTTAATTCCTAACATTTCGTTCCAAGTGATGCTAATATTATAATGTTGTAATAACCAAATAGATAGGTCATTTACGAGGCTAAAAGGGTTGTTAGGATTAATCTTATACATCTTTCCTTGATTCTTTCTATGCCATTCAGAATCATTAGGAATATATACTTCATTACCTTCTCCAGGAAATCCCATCTTACCAATATCATGATTCAATGCTACAAACAATAATTCTTCTTTTGTATAACCTGACATATCTGCTCCCATTTCAGTCCATAATGAATGAACCTTTTGAGCACATTTAGTTACTCTTAAAACATGATCTACATATCCACCTTCAAATGCATTATGATAATGATCAAAACTAGAAGCAGGCTGTACTGACATTCTATCTTCTAAATCTGTATACATTGCTAAGAGTTTTTCTTTTCTTTCGCCTTCAAAATTATCTTTAATAAGATTGATAAGGTCTTCCCAATTTTGTACTATTTGTTCTGCTGATAATTTCATAATTTTATATAATTTGATCTATTACTCCAATTTCTAATAATTCTTCGGCTGTTAAAAACATGTCCGATCTCATTTTATTTTTCCACCACTCTGCATCTTTTTTTGTTCTTTCAGCTAACATACCATAAATAATTTTTTCTAAACTTTTTACATTATCTAAATATGCAGTTATATCAGACATCTTACCTCCTAAAAAACTAGATGATTGATGAAACATGACGGTCGATCGTTTACTCATCATTCTTGTTCCAGTACCACATGTTAAAATTATTGCCGCTGCCGAAAATGCTCTTCCTCTACAAATTGTATTGACTTTAACATCTAATGTTTCAATATAATCTATAATACCAAACATTTCATAAATATCTCCACCAGGTGAATTGATCATTAGATTAACAGGCGCCTTTTTATCTTTTCTATGTTGTAATAAACTTCTCATTCGGATAATAAAATCTGTCAATGTATGATCATTTATTTCATCATTTATAAAAATTACCGAGTCTTCATAATCAAGCAATGTGCCCAACTGATTATGTAACGCCTCATACAATTTGCCTTCAGGTTGCTCTATTTGTAACGGCTGTTTTTGATTTCCTTCGTCGTATATACTCATACTTATTTTCTTCTATTTAGTTTAATATAATAAAAATAAATCAAAAGTCAAAAGATTAACGAATCTTTTTTAACTGGCGTTCTAATTTTTTCAATTGTGAATTACCCGATTTAATATCTTTCTTCCATCTAGCATTCTTTAATTGACCTCTAACCATTGCCATTTGCTGTATAATTTGGTCTTTAAGATCTTGTTTTTCTTGTTTCGAAAGTTTCTTTTTAGGTGTTCTATCTATTTTAGTAGGTTTTAATGTACCTTTAAGTTCTGGTTGTTCTTTACCTTTATGAAATACATTACCTTGTGGATCGACAAACTCTTTCATAAATTGCCAGCCTCGAGGCCTTCCTTTAGAAACATATCCACCTTTTATTTCTGGTGGTCCTACTGTTTGACAAACACATTTATAACATAATACTGCAGTACTATCTTCACCTACTTCAGACCATCGATTGCATCTTGGTTTATCGCCTAAAAATTGGAATGACCAATGTTTTTGGTCTACAATACTATTTCGACAAATCATATATCGTTTGCCATCTCGTCTCTTTGTCTTGAATTTATGTGTAACTTTTTTTGCCATAATTTATTTATTTAATTAAAACCAATATCCTCCGCCTCTATCTTTTTTAGGAGGTTTCTTTTTTTCATCGTATATATCTTCCTTGGGTGTTGCTAAAATTTCTTCATTCTTTTTAATCATTTCTTCTTGATCCAATTCTTCCATTACTACTTCTCTAGGAATAATAGGTTGAGGTGAATAATGTGGTGAAGGAACTTCTTCTTTTGGTTTGATTTGAGCAAATGCAAAATTGGCTGCTACTACCATTGCAATAGCTAATGGATCAAATACAAATATAATTAATAACAAGAACCAATTAACAACTTCTCCCATATCCTTACCAGTTGTTTCTGACAAGTATTTAAGTGGACCTAATTCTCTCTGTTCTTCATTACCTATTTCAAGTTCTAATAATTCAGTATCAAGTCTCATAATAGAATCTTGTACAGCTTCTAACTTTAAGTTTATATCATTTCTATCTGCAATTGTTGCATTCAATTCTTTTTGTAATGCCTTTCTTGTTGATGAAGAAGTAGTTGTTATAACTTGTCCTGCTTCTTCTGAATAATATGATACAGATGCTGGATTAGATAATGATGTTCTTAAATCAGAAATAGTTGTATTCAATTGTGATTTTTCTAATGTTAAATCTGTTTTGTTTTCTTCAAACCTATTTTGTTTAGTTTGTAATACTAATAATGATTTATCTAAAAATTCAGATTTGGTTGCTGTTTCTTGGTATGCTCCAGATAGGAACCCGTATATACCACCGCTAGTAATTACCATTAAAACAAACACTGCTACAGATAAATAAAATCTTAACCATTTATTTATTGTACCCCAATATTGATATAATAAAGAAGCTGTAACTAATTTAGCAAATTCTAATGAGCCAGCCATAATAATAACTTGCAGACTAGCTCCTGCAAATAATTTACTTAATCCAAACACAGAATAAAACGCTGCAGAGCCTGATACGGCTAATGCGGCTAATCCTATTGTGAATGGAAAAAGTCTTTTTTTCATACTAGCTAGCTGTTACTCTGTCAGTAACAAATTTTAATTTTCTACGTATCTTATTAAATCGTTCTTTAGCTTCATTAGGATCAATTTTCATACCACGTTCTACTGCCTGATGTAAAATCATGATCATATTGTCAGCTTCATCTAATTGTCTTAAGACATTTTCTCTATCTTTCATATTAAAACTCCTTTTTTATTATTATTATATGCATAAATATTACGATATTCCAAAAGTGCTAACTCTTTTGCCTTAGCTTCTATTACAATATCTAATTCCAAACCATATGTATTAAT